GTGATGCTCGGTGCTAACCATTGTAACAGATGATGATGATGATTTAACAATGCATTATGAAATGGGATGATGGTATGATGATGGTTTGTATATACATTACCTATAATCCTAGTCATTTTTGCTATTTGTTTATATTTATATAAATGTTGACAAAAAAAACATTATATTTTATAATGTAAATAAATAGGATAATAGGTATAGTATACCAATAATTATATTTGTCAACTCATTAAATAATCATAATAAAATGCGTGGTAATTTGGGTTCGGATTGACGAGGCCACTCGGCCGAGTCAATCTGCTCTCTTCCAATTTCTGTATGGGATTGGTGGGTCAGCGAGGCCACTCGGCCGAGCGGGGGGAGTAGGGGGTGGCGGCCCCCCCGAAGAGATCAGTCATCAGTGCGCTTATAGGTCACCCAACCCCCCACCTACAAATACCAAAAAAGACTAGGTAAAAAAGGTAAAATAATACCAGTTTCCTATAGGAAAAAATGCCAAACTATACATAATCCGGCTTTTTGTCAACTTTTGTCAACTTTTTTTGTCAACTTTTTTATTGATTTTACGGGATTTTTTACGTCTCTTAATAAGCGAATTTTTTAAAAAATTCAACTACTAAGAGAATTTTTAAAATTTCAAACTATACATAATCCGGCCAAACTATACATAATCCGACAAAATCCTATTAAATCCTAGGTATTCCCCTATCGATTGATAGGTAAGATTTGTATATACATTGGGAACACAATTTTATCTTTTTGTCAACAAAAATGGCATAAAAAAACATAAGAAATTATATTTATTTGGTAAATTTTGATAATTTTTGGTAAAAAAAAGATTGACAAGTGTACATATATATATATAATAAGTAGCGTGCCCTTCGGGGGAAGGATCAATATCATAATTCTTTTTTTGTAAAGAATCTCCTTTTCCTTCCTTTCGATGTTGAACACGTGTCGGTTTCCTTTATTGCGTTCATTCACCGACACTGAGCCTTCCCCTTACTGGGCACTATAAAAGAAAAAGGTGAAAATATGGGAAGGATGCGCGTTAGGCGGACGTATCAACAGGTAAGCACAGAATACGAATATAACGAAAAGCTACGGGATGCGAGCCAGGCGGTTGGAGAACTAAACTACGAACCACGCGCCTGTTTTAGGCCTGTTCATGACCTCCTCTGGAAGCATGGCGTTATTATCGCTCATCGAAGAGCCGGAAAAACTTACGCCGCAATCGCAGAACTACTTAAACGTACCATCTCAGCTCCACCTCTCCCCTCCGGACTACCACAACAAGTACTATTCACCTCACCACAACTCGATCAGGCGGTACAAAATACTATGCCGCTCTTTACCACAATCGGAAAAGATCTTATTGCGGATATCAATAAGCAAACGTCTACCATTACTTTGATCAATGACTCCCGTATTATATACTGCGGGGCAAAAACTATCGAAAAAGTCCGCGGATTGTACCTAACGGGTTGGCTATCAGACGAAGTGCAGGCCCCAATCGAATCCGCATACTCCGATATCATATACCCGGCTATCGCCGATACCGATGGGTGGTCACTGCGTATCGGTACCGCAAGATCAGATGATGACTACTTATTATATAATACATATAAATATTTAAAAGAACACCACAAAGATGATCCAGAATGGCTGTTCCTTAAAATCGGTATCAATGAATCAAACTTATATACCGATGAAAAATTACAGAAAATTAAAGACGAATTCTGGTTGGCAGGTAAAGCAGCCCGTAAAACCGAAGCACAAATCCAACAGGGGTGGAATTGTGAATATGAAGCAGATTTTTCATTTATAGACGAAGGAAAACCAAACGTGTCAGCTAAATTTTATGCGCCTTTAATGACGATGTTTAATGATAATAAATTTATTGATTATAATGCCAATACGCCAACGGTAACACCACCAGCGCAGACGGTCATCATGGATCTCGGGTCTGGAAATGGCGGAGATTACACGGTCGGGGTGTACGGATCGTACGTATTACAGGGGGCAACCCCCGGAAATGCGCCAGTTGGACAGGTGTATATCGCCGATATCGAATACGATAACAAGCGCAACCTTACGGAATGGGCAGATGAATTTAAACAAAAAGGTATAAAAAACGTCGTTTTACCATTTGATGCAGCACAGGCAAATAAGGAAACTGGATTGAATTTGTTCGATTTCTTCCTTAAACGCGGATTTAAGGTGTTTAAAATCAAAAAATTATTACATAAAGTACAGGAAGAACACGCGGAATGGCTGCTAAATCATTGTTATATGGATTCAAAATGCATATCTGCGCTTCGCGAACTAGGAAAATTCGAAGAATGGTCGCCAAAACATAAATTATCACAGGATATCGCGTCCGCTGTATGTTATGCAGGACAATATTTCCGCAAAGCAGATATAAAAGAAATGCGTATCAATAAGATGTTGGAATATGAAAAAGCACATCAGAATGAACAGATGTATGAAAATTATGATATGTTAATGCCATACGGGTCTGGAACGTTTTAATCTTGATTTATTTGTCATTTTGTTATATAATATATATGTATATAAAAAGGATTGGATATGAGTTTTCGACCAACAAGTACGCCAGCAGTTACGAAAAGCCCTGTGGCGACAAGTCCACAATATAATATGTCTGGTGTAGCTAATGAAGTAAATGCGTCGCGTAGCAGAAAGGGATATTTATCGACATTTTTTGGTCGAACCGAAAAAGGCAAAGCAGAACGCAATTATAATAGTATTTTCCAAAGACAGGTGTAAAAGATGGCGAAAGAAAGTAAGGTTGGGGTTCCTGATATTGCAAACACGATAGATGATTTGCAAAAACGCGAAGAACAGAAGAAGTTAATCGCGCATTATATGAATAGATTTCAGGAATTGGAACAATTACAAACAAATTATATCCCGTTATATCAAGAACTTGCAGTACTTGGGGATCCAAGGAATGCATATTTTAAGGTAAAGCGGGCAAACGGGGATATATCGCAGGTTACAGCAAAAACAGATGACACCTTGCAAACATGCTTGCCTCTTCACGCGGCAGTAATGAACTCTTTGCTGACACCTGCGGCCTATGTTTGGCACTCAATGCGTTTTGCAGATGAAAAATTGCAAAAGAATTATGGTGCGATGCTGGATAAACAAAACCAGTATATTTATAAAAAAAGATACTCATCATTGTCTAATTTTATATGTGCAATCAATACATTATATATGAATAATGCATTGTATGGATGGTATGTTTTGGAACTGTCCAAAGATGTTGTACATCAACAAGTTACGTATCGAGCACTGCCCATCCGTGAATTTGTTATTGATCAAAACGAACGCGGATTTGTCGATACGTTTTATCGCAAAGTGACGTATACATATCGTCAATTACGTCAACGGTTTAAGGATTATATACCGAAGTGTGCACAAGAAGCAAATTCGGATAATCCTTATGGGTGGTTAAGCAAGACGATGGAATTAGTTCACGTTGTTGAACCATCTCTTGATCAACCGAACAAGTTTGATTCTGTTTATATTGATAAAACAGAAGGAACTATTATACAAAAAACGCTCGAACCCTATTGTAAATATATTGCAGGGCGAGCAGCAACCTTCTCCAACACCAACGATCCATACGGATTCTCACCGGTTATGTCGGTTCTGCCAAGCACAAAAAATTTAAATGCAATATCTTTCGATCTGGTGAAGGCAGCCCATCACGCGAGCCGTTTGGATTTGTTGGCTGGAGATGACATTATCAACCCACGGAACTATCCAGATGTTACTTCCATTGTTAATGGCGGTATAGATTCTGAAGGTCGTCCACAGGTTGCAGTGTTGTCTCAACGTGATATGCCAACTTTGGATTATATGATACAAGGATGGCAAAAACGTATCAAAGATGCATTATTTGTTGATATGTTTGCGTCTTTACAAGAAACACAATCGCGGTCTGCTACAGATGCGATGTTAAAAGCAAATGAACGTGCAAATATTATTGCACCACTTGGTGATCGTGTTGCACGTGAATTATTACAACCAATGATTGAATTGGAATTAAAAATGTATGCAGAAATGCATTCGTTACCAGAATTTCCAAAAGATGTAGCTGGTGCACCATTTGATATCATTTTGGATAATCCAATGATGCGTGGTCAACGTCTTGATTCCGCAAATGCGGTCGCAAATATGGCGGCAATATTAATGAATGTAGCACAATTGGATACAGAATTTAATGTTGATCGTACGTGCGATTATTTGGCTTCTTCTTATAACATCCCTCTGGCAATCTTGAATACTATAGAAGAAAAGAAGGCGATAGTACAACAAAAACAAGAACAGGCTGAAGCGCAAATGTTAGCGGAAAATGCTGCAGGTATTGGATCTGCCATCAAGAACATGACTGCTCCAGCGCAACAGTAGGTAAAAAATGAAAAACAGAAAGAACTATGTAATGTCTGAAAAGGTGGAAGTGTGGTTAAAACACGCACCTATGCCAGACGTGGCCACTTGGCTTCGTAGTCTATATGTTGACAACGTATTATTAGTTGGTGAAAACAGCGAAAATCGTTGGGCAGAATATGGCAAAAAGCTGATGGTCGATATGATTTTGGGAATACAGCGTGATTTAAAAACGCCCGCTCCCAAAAACCTCCCTGTCGCAGACGGTGGAGAATTACTAGGGGTTTTATACCCAGAA